ATGTATTTTATATAAAAAGAATAGGATAAAATGAAGATTTGAGAAGAATTGAGCATTTCAACTGACTGTCAGTAGGTTTGGGCATAGGTTGGCACAAGGTGGCACAGATGGGGAAGACAGGCTTTGGGAAGAATATGGAAACAGATGCACTTCCAAATCATTACCCGATATCGGATGCACTTTTAATACTAACGGTCTATATTTCTGCGTTCTGCGTAGGTTTACATTCTGCCCTTACAACTCCCATAAACTAATTTTGCACCAAACAAAAAGTAAGGATTATGAGGAGTACATTCAAGACCGTGTTCTACGTGAACGCAAGCAAAGAGAAGAACGGAGTTGTCCCCATCATGGGACGTGTGACCATCAACGGGACTATCGCACAGTTCAGTTGCAAGCAGACCATCCCAAAAGCACTTTGGGACGCAAAGGGAAACCGTGCCAAAGGCAAGAGCAAGGAGGCACAGGCGGTAAACTTCGCGTTGGACAACATCAAAGCGCAAATAGTGAAGCACTATCAGCGTCTTTCCGACCGTGAAGCCTGTGTGACCGCTGAAATGGTACGTAACGCTTATCAGGGCATAGGCACAGAATATGAGACCTTGTTACGTGCCTTTGACAAGGAGAACGCGGCTTTTGCCAAACGTGTGGGTAAAGACCGCTCCAAGCGCACATATCTGAAATACCTGACTGTCCGCAAGTATGTAGCCGAGTTTATCAGAAAGCAATATAAACGTGCCGACATAACGATGAACGAACTTACGGAGGACTTCATCCGCGACTATTGCCTGTACCTGCGCAACGAGGCAGGGCTTGCGCAATCTTCCGTGTGGATATACTCCATACCATTGAAACATATCGTCACCACGGCTCACTACAACGGAAAGATACCAAGAAACCCGTTTGCAATGTACCACGTTGACCCCGACCATAAGGAGCGCGGCTTTCTGACGGAGGAGGAACTTCAGGCATTGGGCGCAATCAAACTGGAAAATCCAAACTTCGCGCTGGCAAGGGACTTGTTCCTGTTCGGATGCTGGACGGGCATATCGTTCATAGACATCAAGAACCTCACGACTGACAATATCGTGGAAATGAACGGTGCGCAGTGGATTGTGTCGAAACGGCAAAAGACAGGTGTCCCGTTCCAAGTCAAGCTGATGGACATTCCGATGCAGATAATCAAGCGTTACGAGCCGTTCCGAAAAGACAAGAGGCTATTTAACATAGGCTCACTTGACATGGTAAACAAACGCATAAAGAACATAGCGAAGAAGTGCGGTATCGAGAAGCCGGTTTCCTTTCACCTCAGCCGGCACAGCTTCGCTGTCATGGCATTGAACTACGGTATGCCGATAGAAAGCGTGAGCAAGATACTCGGACATACGGACATCAAGACCACGCAAATTTATGCCAAGGTAACGAACACGAAACTAAACAGCGACATTTCCGCCTTTGAGAACAAAATAAGCGGACGTTTCGACATATAACCGCTTGATTATGGAACGGGGCATTATTACGATGAATGAGTACGGTAGAGTGACTATACCCACTTCTACAAATGTATGGATGACAGAGGCAGAGCTGTCCTCATTGTTGGGTACAATCGCCCCAACACTCCGTGCCGCCATCCGAGCCGTATATAAGAGTGGAGTGCTGAAACGACATGAGGCAGAACGGTATATCCGTTTGCCCGACGGCTACGGCATGGAAGTGTACGCCCTGCCTATGGTCGTGGCAATTGCATTCCGCATCAATACCCCATGTGCGGCAATGGTGCGCGATACCCTGCTGGAAAGGCTGTACGGGCGAAAAGAAAAACAAGTCCTGTGGGTGTCAATTGACAGACCGATGTGCGAGTGTTAGAGCGTGGGTACGTACCTACGTAAACAGCCCGAAGAAGCGAGAAAGGAATGCTTCTTCGGGCTTTCTTTTTGTTTTGCCGCACCTTTTCTTATGTGCTTTTCTGCATTTTCTTGTCAGTTTGTTACGATTGCGCCGTTCCGCTTCGTTTTGCGTATCAGAGTTTTATGCGTTGCATCATAACTTTGCACCCGATTGTTTAACCCGTTGCCGACACTGCTGTCGGCGACACAAAACCAAGCAAAGCCTATGGCAGAACAAGACGAATTCATCCGTGTGGGGACAACCCTCTACAAGATTGTTGACCAGCCGCTGATTGACGGGGGCTGTGTGAAGAAACGCATCGCATGGAACTCCGAGACCTTGCGGCAGGACTACGGCAAAGACCGCATGGCTACCGTGCCGAAGTATGACGGTTTCTGTACCGTCCCCGACCATGTGGGCTACAAGCCCGTTGTCGGAAAGTTCCTCAATCTCTATGAGCCGATAGGACACCGACCGCAGGAGGGCAGTTTCCCCTGCATCCGCTCGTTAGTGGAGCATATCTTCGGAGAGCAATACGAGTTGGGCATGGACTATCTGCAACTGCTTTACCTGCAACCTGTCCAGAAGCTGCCTATCCTGCTGTTGGTGTCCGAAGAACGGAACACGGGCAAAAGCACGTTCCTCAATTTCCTGAAAGCCATCTTCCAAGACAACGTGACGTTCAACACCAATGAGGACTTCCGCAGCCAGTTCAATTCCGATTGGGCAGGCAAGCTGCTCATCATGGTGGACGAGGTGCTGCTCAACCGCAGGGAGGACAGCGAACGGTTGAAGAACCTCAGCACCACACTTTCCTACAAGGTGGAGGCGAAAGGCAAAGACCGTAACGAAATCGGTTTCTTCGCCAAGTTTGTGTTGTGTTCCAACAACGAGCATCTGCCCGTCATCATAGATGCAGGCGAGACACGCTATTGGGTACGCAAGATAGGACGATTGCAGTGTGATGACACCGATTTCCTGCAAAAGCTGAAGGATGAAATCCCCGCTTTCCTGTACTTCCTTATCCATCGGGAATTATCAACGAAAAAAGAAAGCCGTATGTGGTTTGCCCCGAAGCTGATTGATACGGAAGCCTTGCGGAAGATAATCCGCAGCAACCGCAACCGCCTCGAAATAGAAATGGCGGACTTGCTGCTTGACATCATGGCGAAGATGGAAGTGGAAACGGTGTCATTCTGCCTGCATGACATTATCCCCCTGCTGCTGTGTTCGCAGGTCAAGGCAGAGAAGCCGCAGGTGCGTAAAGTGGTGCAGGAGTGCTGGAAACTGTCCCCTGCACCCAACGGGCTTACCTATACCACCTACATGTATGGCGGCGAGGGACGCTACCAACCACGCAAGGGAGTGGGCAGATATTACACCGTGACCAAGGAACTGCTGGAAAGCCTGTGATATTCTGTTGAATTGTTGAATAGATATAATAGAATGTTGATATATAGTAATATACAGACTCAACAGAATACCAACAACGCCCAACGGACGATGAAGAGGGAGCGCGGCAGCATCCAATTCTGTCCTCACTCCTTCTTTTCGTTGCCGTTTGTTGGGCATTATGCGTTTGTTGAAACTAAGTTGAGTGCATATAAAACAATATATCAATATGTTATGTGCCATATTCAACACTTCAACGCTTTTACACCCGTCAACAAGTCTGTGGGGAAACGGCAGGGCATTCCAAGTGGGTATTACGTATACCGATATGCCATCATGTCAACAAGCAGGCATGTCAACGTGACGGCACGAAACCATGACGACAAACCGACAGGGCGGCATGACGTACCACCCAAGCTGGCGAAAGAAGAAAAAGCATCCGGCGACCACTGATTGCGCAGCGGATTTTAAGAACGGAAAAGCCATAGCTCATTAGGGCGTTTTCTTCACGCACCGCTGCGCTAATGCTAAAAACGCCCCAATGAGCCAACGGGGTTACCCCCTCTGGACACCCCCGTTTTCATGCGGCACGACCGCAACGGACGGGCATGAACAAACAAGTTTGTAGAACCTATAAAAACAAAAGACAAAAATGGGATACATAAGCATCCAATTCAACAAGGCGAAAGGCTCGGCGGACACGGGCGCGTCCGACCACATCGAACGCAAGACCGTCCCCAAGAACGCCGACTCTACACGCACCTGCCTCAACCGTGAGCTGGTGGACTTCCCCGATGGCGTGACAGACCGCACCGGAGCAATCAATCACCGCATCCGCACGGCAGGCATCAAGAGGAAGATAACGCCCGACCAAGTGAGGGCAATCCGCATCGTGCTTTCAGGCACGCATGAGGACATGATGAAAGTGCAGGACGAGGGCAGACTGAACGAATGGTGTGCCGACAACCTGCAATGGCTGCACCGCACTTTCGGACGGGAGAACACCGTTTCGGCAGTCCTGCACATGGACGAGCATACGCCGCACATCCACGCAACGGTTGTACCGATTGTAACGGGCGAGCGCAGGAAAGCGAAAAAGAAGCAACAGGCAGAGGGCAAGCGCACCTACCGCAAGAAAACGGATGCCATTCGCCTGTGCGCCGATGACGTGCTGACACGTGAAAAGCTGTCAGCCTATCACGACAACTACGCCGAAGCAATGGCGAAATACGGCTTGCAGCGTGGTATCCGTGGCTCGGAGGCACGGCATACCACCACCGCCCAATACTACCGTGATTTGAAGCGGCAGACGGGAGAACTTGAAGCCAATGTGCAGCAGTTGCAAACGGAAAGACAACAGGCGGAACAGAAACTTGACGAGGTGAAGCAAGGAATCAAGTCGGAAAAACTGGAAGCCGCTAAGACCGAGGCGAAAGCCGCACTCGTGGCAAAGGTCGGTTCTCTTTTGGGTGGTGGAAAGTTGAAAGCGGAAAGGGAAGGGTTTCAGCAGCGCATAACAGAACTTGAAAATCAAAATGCAAGATTAGAGCAATATATCAAGCAGATGGAATGTGAACACCAAACCCAATGCAGCAAGTTCGGTGAGTATATAGACAAGGTAAAACGATACTTTCCTCATGTGGATAAATTGTTGCCCCTGATAGACTTCTGTCGTAATACGTTGCACTTCTCCGAACAGATAATCCAAGAATTGTGCAAGTTGAAGAAGGTGAAGTTAAAGGGTGATTTTTATTCACCCGAATTTAACCGTAAATTCCATGCAGAAGGTGCGGCTTTCTCGTTTGAAGAAGATAAAAGCAGAACTGGACATTTCCGAATATGCGTGAATGATATTCCGCTTGTGCAATGGTTCCGGCAGAAGGCGCATGAATGGAGAAACGGTTTGGGGATTACTACCCAAAAGCAAAGTAATGGGATGAAAATTTAATGCACGCGCATAAATCCCGTTCAAACAGTCTCAAAAAGTAAAGAAAATCATTCAATGAAAGGAATTTATCAAGGATTTTAGCTACTTTTGCAATTGGATTGGGGAAGCCCTTTCCGAGACATAGAAAAAGAAGAAGCGTTATGCTTATCTTGTAGAACGGAAACCTGAGAAATTTCTGAATTGTGTACAAGGGTAGCATAGTGGTTCTCACGCTATAGCGTGGGCTGCTATTACTACATCTGTACACAGGGTTTTCTCAGGACCTCCGAACTAAGACGTAGCATCGCAGTGCCAC